GATCGGCGAGGCTCGGGCGGTCGCGACCCGGGATGAGCGGCGGTTCGGCATCGACCCGTGGATCTCACAGTTCCTGATCCCGTCGTCGTTCCAGTTCGGCGGGGTCGGCTACCCGCTGGGTCTGACGCCGTCGCTGGCGGGCAATCGCGCGGCGGAGATCACGAACACGCTGCCGTCGTACATGGCGGCGCTGCGGGGCTGCCCGCCGGCGTTCGCGGCGCAGATGGTCCGCGCGCTAGTCATCTCGCAGGCCCGGTTCGTGTTCCGGAACCCGCCGTACGCGCCGCGGAACCCGAAGCGGACCTTCGGCACGTCGGCGCTCGGCATTCTCGAGCGGCCGTGGCCGAACGCCACGACGGGCGAACTGATCGGCCGCATGGAGTGGCACGCCGGCATCGCGGGCAACGCGTTCGTGTACCGGCGCCCGGACCGGCTGCGGGTGCTGCGGCCGGACTGGACGGCGATTGTCTACGGCTCGGACCTGGAGCCGGACTCGCCGAACCATGCGCTCGACGGCGACCTGCTCGGCTACGTCTACATCAATGGCGGGTTCGGCAACCAGTGGGGGAACAAGCCGCAGTTCCTGCTGCCGGACGAGGTCGCGCACTGGTCGCCGATCCCGGATCCGGAGAACGCCGGCGTGGGGATGTCGTGGATCACCCCGGCGATCCGTGACCTGCAGTCGGATCAGCTCGCCTCGCAGCACAAGATCAAGTTTTTCGAGAACGGTGCGACGCCGTCCCTCGTGATCAAGGGAATCCCGGCGACGTCGCGGGAGAAGTTCGACGAGCTCGTCGACATGATGGAGGAGAAGCACGCCGGCGTCGCGAACGCGTACCGGTCGCTGTATCTGACCGCGGGCGCCGATGCGACGGTCGTCGGCTCCGATCTGAAGCAGATCGATTTCAAGTCGACGGTCGGCACGGGCGAGACGCGCATCTCAGTGCTGTCGAGGGTCCCGGCGTCGCTGCTGGGCATCTCGGAGGGCCTCGCCGGTTCGAGCCTGAACGCGGGCAACTTCAGTGCGGCCCGCCGCGGCTTCGGCGACACGTGGGTGTACCCGACGCTGCAGGATCTCGCGGCCGCGGTGGCGCCGCTGGTGAACGTCCCGCGCGACGCCGAGCTGTGGTTCGACGCGTCCGACATCCCGCTGTTGCGTGAGGACGCGAAGGACGCGGCCGAAATCGCGTCGGTGAAGGCGTCGGCGATCCGGCAGCTCACGGACTCCGGCTGGAAGCCCGAGACCGCGGTCGCGGCTATCGCGCCCGAGTGGGTGTCGGTGCTGCAGCACTCGGGCCTCATGTCGGTGCAGCTGCTCGAGCCCGGCACCACGGCGAACGAACCGGCCGCCCCGAAGGCGCTGCCGAGCGGCAAGGAGGCCCCGAAGTGACTCAGACCCTCGAGGACGGCTCCACAGCCGGTGCGCCGGCGGCTCCGGCCGACTTCACGCGCTCGGTGGAGTTCCGCGCCGAGCCATCGGGTGACGGCCGGACGTTCACCGGCTACGCCGCGGTCTACAACTCGGTGACGCGGATCAACTCGGCGTACGAGGGCAACTTCGACGAGCAGGTCGCGCCGGGCGCGTTCGCGCGCTACCTGCGCGACAATCGGCCGGTCCTGATGTTCGAGCACGGCTCGCACCCGCTGATCGGGTCGATGCCGCTCGGCGTCATCGAGCGCACGTCGGAGGACTCGACCGGCCTGCACGTCGAGGCTCGCCTGTCGGACAACTGGCTGGTGCAGCCGGTCCGGGACGCGGTGCGCGACGGCGCGGTGACCGGGATGTCGTTCCGGTTCAAGGTGCCGAAAGGCGGCGACCGCTGGGAGCGCCGCACCGGCGACGTGGACCTGCGGACGCTCTTGGACGTCGACATTCCCGAGCTCGGCCCCGTGGTGTTCCCGGCCTATGCGCCGACGACCGCGAGCGTCCGGTCGGCGCTCGATCACCTCACGGACCTCACCGGGCGGCCGGACGCGGAGCGCGCCGGCGGCGGTGACAGCAAGGACGAACGGCCGGGCTCCGGCACGACGTCGACCCGTTCCTCATCCCTCGCTCGTCACCACGAGCTCCTCCTGATCGGAGTGATCCGCTGATGTCCACCACGGACGAGACCCGGGGAGACCTCATCCCCGGCAGCCTCGACGACCTGAAGGGCCGCACGCCCGACGAGCTCCGGCAGACGCTGGAACTGCTCGACGCGCACCTGCGGTCGCTGCACCAGACCGACGAGGGCGAACTGCGCGACCTCACCGAGGCCGAGGATGCCGCCATGGCCGTCGGCATCGAGATGCGCAAGGCGATCGTCGAGCGCCTGAACAAGCACGCCGAGATCTCCGAGATCTTCCGGCAGAAGCCGAAGGCCGTCGTCCAGGCGCTCACGAACATCCGCTACGGCCTCGACGAGACGCCGGGCGGCGACGTGCGCCGTCTGACGAACCCGGAGGCCCGCGACCGGGCGCTGCGGTCCCTCGACAGCCGCGACGCGGCCGGCCACCTCACCGACGCGGAGAAGGTGCAGGTCGAGAAGCAGGTCCGCGCGGACTCGACGATCGCGCGCCGGATCCTCGTCACCGAGACGGACGCGTACCGCTCGGCGTTCATGAAGGGCGTTACGAACCCGAACCCGATCTACACCGACGACGAGCGCAACGCCCTCCTCGCCTGGGAAGAGTTCCGGGCGATGGGCGAGGTCACCACCACCGCCGGCGGCTTCGGCATCCCGGTGTTCATCGACCCGTCGATCATCCTGACGGCGCAGGGCAGCGACAACCCGTTCCTGTCGATCTCCCGCCAGGTCACCGTCAACACGAACACCTGGAAGGGCGTCAGCTCGGCCGGTGTGTCGTGGGCGTTCCAGACGGAGGCCGCGGCCGCGACGGACAACTCGCCGACCCTGGCGCAGCCGACGGTGTCGGTGCACATGGCGCGCGGCTTCATCCCGTACTCGATCGAGGTCGGGATGGACTACCCCGGCTTCGCGTCCGAGATGCAGATGCTGCTCGCCGAGGGCTACAACGAGCTGCTCGTCGACAAGCTCACCCGCGGCTCCGGCACGGGCGAGCCGAAGGGCATCCTCACCGCGATCTCGGCCGTCTCCGGTGACCGGGTGAAGGTCACGACCGGCGGCCAGCTCGGCGCCCCGGACCCGTACCTGGTGTGGGCGGCGCTGCCGCAGCGGTACCGCTCGCGGGCGTCGTGGCTGATGTCGATCGGCGTGAACAACGCCATCCGGCAGATCGGCGCGGCGAACGTGTTCCACGGCTACACGGTGAACCTGCCGGAGGCGTGGGCCGACCAGCTGTTCAACCGGCCGGTCTACGAGTCGACGTACATGCCCGACACCACCACCTGGACGACGACCGCCTCGGTGGCGGCGATCGTCGGCGACTTCTCGAACTTCGTGGTGGCCCGCAACGGTGGCATGTCGGTCGAGCTCGTCCCGCAGCTGTTCCAGCAGGTGACGGCGGGTTCCGGCCCGGCCGTGCCCACCGGCCAGCGCGGCTGGTTCGCATACGCGCGGATCGGTTCGGACGCCTCGAACACCTCGGGCTTCCGGGCGCTGGTCTACAACTCCTGACCGTCGTGGGCGAGGCCCGGGGGTGTGATCCCCCGGGCCTCTCCTGGCTGCCTCGCCAGGTGTCCAGTCCACCACCAGAAGGAGCGTCATGCCCCCCGACAAGACCCCCGACAAGACGGCCGGGCAGAAGCCCGCGAGCACGAACGACGCGGGCCCGAAGACGCCGGACGTGAACCCTCCCGGCGCGTCGTCCGACGCGACGGCCGACACGAGCAAGACCGACACCGACCTCCTGTCGGCCGCGGCCGCTTCGGGCGACGCGGACGTGCAGAACCTGCTGGCGCAGCGCGAGATCGCGCAGCGCAACGGTGACGAGGACGCGGTGAAGGACATCGACGACCGGCTGCGCGCCGGTCTCGAGAAGTAGCAGAACCCCTCGCCGCGCAGCGAGTGGGACAAGGCCGCCGGGGCGTTCTGGGCGCCCCGGCGGTCGCTCACCCAGAAGGAGCATCCCCCATGGCACTCGAAGTGGTTTTCGCGCGCACGAGCGCGCAGGTGGAGACGCCCGACGGCGGCCGGCACACGGTCCACGCCGGCCAGCACTGGCCGGCGTCCGATCCGGTCGTCCTGGCGAAGCCCGACCTGTTCTCGGCCGACCCGCGGTACGGCGTCCACTACTCGACGCCGCCGGCCGAGATGGCCGAGCCGCCGGTCGAGCAGGCGACCGCGGCGCCCGGCGAGCGCCGGAACGTCCGCCGGTGACCACGCTCGGCGAGATGACCGACGAGCAGTTGCGCGACGGCGCGGTGGCGGTCGCCTACGTCTACGACGGCACGGCGGTCGACTACAACTTCCACAAGTCCGTGATCGAGATGATCGGCTGGGACTTCGCGAACCAGTGCCGCATCGTCCGCGGCGGCTACGTGGTGATGAAGTGCGCGACGAACGGTCTCGTCGAGGCGCGGAATAACGCCGTGAAGCTGTTCCTCGAAGAGGACAAGGCCGATTGGCTGCTGTGGCTGGACACCGACATGGGGTTCGCGCCGGACACGCTCGACCGGCTGATGGCGGCCGCGGACCCGGTGGAGAGGCCGATCGTCGGGGCGCTGTGCTTCACCTCGAAGGAGGACACCCCCGACGACCTCGGCGGGTGGCGAACGATGCCGGTGCCGACGGTGTTCCAGTGGGGCGAGGACGAGATCAGCGGCCAGCGCGGGTTCGTGATCGACCTCGACTACCCGCGCGATTCCCTGGTCCGCTGCGCCGGTACGGGGTCGGCGTGCGTCCTGATCCACCGTTCGGTGTTCGAGCGGATGGCCGAGTCGATCGGCGCGCCGGTCTGGTACGACCGGTTCGAGAACCCGACGACGAAGGACCGGTACGTCGGCGAGGATCTGTCGTTCTGCCTGCGGGCGACGGCCGCGGGGTTCGCCATCCACGTGGACACGTCGGTGAAGACGAACCACCAGAAGCTCCAATGGGTCGGCGAGGAGCGCTACGTCGAGGCCCGGGTGATCGAGAGCCTGCGGCAGCAGGCGCAGCAGGTGCCGCCGGCGACGGAGACCACCGCGGTGGTCGTGCCGGTGATGCGCCGGCCGCAGAACGCGGCGCCGTTCATGGAGTCGCTGCGCGCGTCGGGCGCCGCCCTGGCGAACGTCTATGCCGTCGTCGACGAGGACGACGAGGGGACGGCGAGCGCGTGGCTCGAGGCCGGCGCGGCGCTCATCCACGGCAAGGCGCCGGACCGTCCGGGGACGTTCGCCGAGAAGGTGAACATGGGCTACCAGCAGACCGAGGAGCCGTGGCTGCTGCTGGTCGGTGACGACGTCCGGTTCGAGCCCGGCTGGCTGGACCACGCGCAGCACGCCGCGCGTGACGGCGCGCATGTCATCGGTACGAACGACCTCCACAACCCGCGCGTTACCGCCGGCGAGCACGGCACGCACCTCCTCATCCGGCGCGCCTACGTCGATGAGCGCGGCGCGTCCTGGGACGGGCCGAAGGTCCTGTGTCACGAGGGCTACCGGCACTGGTTCGTGGACGACGAGATCGTCACGGTCGCGAAGCAGCGCGGCGTGTGGGCGTTCGCGAAGCAGGCCCGGATCGAGCACCTGCACCCGCTGTGGGGCCTGGCCGAGGACGACGAGGTGTACGCGCTCGGCCGCGCGCACGTCGACGACGACCGGGCGCTGTTCGAGGCCCGCCTCGCCGAGCACGGCCCGGCCGCGGCGGTGCGCGCGGAGGCGTTCTCGTGAACAGCGACATCGAGACGGTCCGGCGCGCACTCGGCCGGATGCCCGCGAGCTGCCGCTACCACGGCGACCGCCTGCTGTGGTCCGAGACGACGTCGGTCCGCACTGCGATGTCCCGGCCGGATGACCCATGCTGCGAGACGGGCCGTCCGGCGCTCTACCGCCGTGAGGCGCTGGCCGCTCTCGAGCGCATCGCGAGCGCGGTGACGGTCCGGTGAGCGTCGTCACCGAGCCGTTCCCGCACATGGTCGTGGACGACGCCTGGGATCCGGACCTCCTCGCCCGCGTGCTGGCCGAGTTCCCGGCCGACGACGACCCGCGGCTGCGCCGGTTCGGCAACGCCGAGGAGCGCAAGCTCGAGGGCGGCCCCGAGTTCTGGGGGCCGGCGACGCACGAGATGTTCGCCGGCATCGAATCGCTGATCCCGAGCCTCGAGCGCGCGTTCGGCATCCCGGGCCTGTCGATGGAGCTCGTCGGCGGTGGCTACCACGTGATCCCGGTCGGCGGGTACCTCGCGGTGCACACCGACTTCAACCGCTCGCCCGTCACGGGCCTGCACCGGCGGCTCAACCTGCTGGTCTACCTGAACGAGGACTGGAAGGCCGACGACGGCGGGCAGCTCGAGCTCTGGGACGACGAGGGCCCGTCGGTCCGGATCGACCCCGAGTTCAACCGCACCGCGGTGTTCGCCACGTCCGACCGGTCGTGGCATGGCCACCCGGAGCCGACGAAGCGCGTCCGCCGCTCGGTCGCGGCCTACTTCTACTCGCGCGAGGAGCCGGAGGGGTACGCCGGCGAGCACTCGACGGTCTGGCACCCGCGGGGCGCCGTCCGTGCATGACGAGGCCCGGGAGTGGGTCGCGAAGCACGCGACCGGCGCCCCGGTGACGGTGCTCGACCTCGGCGGCCGCGACGTCAACGGCAGCATCCGCGACCTGTTCCCCGGCGCGCTGGCCTTCACCGTCCTGGACATCCGGCCCGGCGACGTCGTCGACATCGTCGCGGACGCCGCGACCTGGGACCCGGGCGAGCGCCGCTGGGATGTGGTGCTCGCAACCGAGGTGTTCGAGCACACGGCGCGGTGGCCGGCGATCTGCCAGACCGCGTACCGGGCGTGCCGTCCGGGTGGGCTGTTCATCGTCACGTGTGCGGGCCCGGGCCGGCCGGTGCATTCCGCGGTCGACGGTCTCGGCCTGCTGCACCCCGGCGAGCACTACGCGAACGTCCCGGCCGCCGAACTGCACAGGGTGCTCGTCGAGGCCGGCTGGCGCGACGTCGTCGTCGACTCGCAGCCGGATCCGCCCGACACCCGCGCCGTCGCCACGAGATGAAGGAGGGTCGCCCGTGAGCGTCACCGCCCCCGAGCCGTCCGACGTCCCGGAGCCGGCCCCGCCCGAGAACCGATTCGTCGTCGCCGTCCAGGCGGACGTGCAGGCCGCTGTCGAACACCACGCGCCGTGCG